TGGACGAAGCTGGCGGGCGGCAACCAACCCAAGCTGGCCATCGCCACCATCATCGTCGTTTGGCCGACGACGAAGGACGGTGGTTTGGACAAGGACGGTTTCCGCCAGGGCAAGTTCGACGTGCTGCCGTGGGTCTTCCCGCAGGCGAAGTACGACGCCATCCGGCCCATCCACCGCGAGTTCCCGCTCGGTCAGTCGGACATGACCATCCGCTGCACCGACTCGCAGTACCAGAAGATGGATTTCTCGCCTTGTCGCGACAACCTCCTCCGCAAGATCCTGGAGGCGGGCGACAAGCAGGAAGACATGAAGAAGCGCCTGATCAACGAGGCGTCGAAGATCGCCGCGACCATCCGTGAGGAACTGGCCCGCGACATGACCCTCGACCAGGCCCGCGAGAAGATGACGGGGACGAGTGCCGCCCAGCCGGTGGCCGCTGCCGCGAGCGAAGACGTGGACAACATGCTGGACGACATCCTCGACACCTGATCGTCTGGTTTTCGTGGGGGGTCCTGGCGTCGGTGCTGGGGCCCCCGTGGGAGCCAGCCCATGTGGGTCTTGGGGTTCGATCCCTCGTTGACGAATTACGGATGGGCCCTGCATGACACAGAGGCCGAGGGGGCAGACCGTTGCCTCCGACGAGGCCGCTTCCAGACACCCGCCAAGTGGACGTTCGTGGATCGCTACATGTACATGCGAGAGAGCGTTCGTCGGTTGGTTCGCGAACTGCAACCCGATCGCATCGGCCTGGAGTTTCCCATCTTCGATGACCTGTGGTCCGAGGGGATGTACGGGCTGTTCCTGTTCACCTGTGAAGCCCTGCGGATCGAGAAGGCCGACGTCGTGTTCTTCACCCCCGGCCAGACCAAGGCCCATGCTGCCCATCTCTTGGAGCGGCCGAAGGGGTGGAAGATGTCGAAGATGGACATGGTAGAGGCTGCGAAGGCGGACACGGGGGGTAAAGGGCGGTGGAACCACAACGAGGCGGATGCCTATTGGGCGGCCCGGACCGCGGGTCGCTTCTGGACGTTCTACGAGGATCGCCTGACGAAGGATGACCTGACGCCGAAGGAGCGCCACCAGTTCGCACGAATCCACACCTACGTGCGAGGCGCGAAGGCGGGGAAGACCGTCAAGACGGGCATCGTCTACCGAGAACAAGACCGTTTTTTCCTGTGGTCGGTGGCTGAACCACCCCCACAGCCGGAGTCTTAGATGGCAAAGAAGACGAAGAAGAAAGCAACGACGAAGGGGAAGGCCGGAGCGACCGCGATCGATCGTGCCATGACGGTCGTGAAGGACGCCATGAAGGACTCGGACGCCATCGTGCCTCTCAGTGAGGAGGATGCCAAGCAGTCCTACCCCCACCTCTCGACGGGCTCCGTGGTGATGAATCACCTCATCGGTGGCGCACCCAACCGCTTCGGGGTGCCCCCCTGTCCAGGTCTCCCGAGGGGCAAGATCCTCCAGTTGTACGGGCACGCCTCGTGTGGCAAGACGACGTTCGCACTGACGGCCGCGGCAACGACGATTGCGGCGGGCGGCACCTGTGTCTACATCGATTTCGAGAACGAGATCGCTCCGGACTACGCGAGAGCGCTGGGTGTTCCCATCGGGGACGCCAGCCGCTTCCTGCTGGTCCAGCCGGATACCCTCGAAGAAGGGATGCGCTACCTGTGGATCTTCGCGTCGGGTGGGGTGGATCTACTGGTCATCGACTCGGTGGCTGCCGGCGTGCCCCAGGATATCTTCAACCAGAAGATCGAGAAGGTGGGTGAACTCGGCCGTCTCGGTCTGATCGCCGCCAAGTGGGGGATGTTCCTGCCGAAGTTCAAGCGACAGTGTGCGAAGACGGGGGCCGCGGTCATTGGCATCTCGCAGATGCGAGAGAACATCGGTGCGTCTGGAAACCAGGCCCAGACGAAGGCTCAGGGTGGTCAGGCATGGACCTTCTACCCGGCGCTCAGGATGAAGCTGGCTCGTGTTCAGGTCGAGAAGGGGAAGCAGTACGACGCCGTGACGGCCAAGATGGAGGAGAAGGTCTACGGCGGCAAGATCAAGGCCAAGCTCGACAAGTGCAAGGTCTCGGCGGCCCAGGGGCAGGAGGCATTCTTCTACATCAGGCAAGGGTACGGGATCGACGATGTCCGCAGCGTCATGGACATCGCCCAGGCCCACAAGATCCTGAAGAAGTCTGGAGCCTGGTACTCGTGGACAAGGGCGAACGGTGACGAGATCCGGGGCCAGGGCACCGACAAGTTCCGCAAGCTCGTCCTGGAGACGGAGGGTGCTGAGCAGGAGCTATACAAGGTCACGTTGCCGTTCCTGGCATCGGGGGGTGATCACCTCGGCCCGCCCGAGGAGGACGAGGACCAGCAGGTGCAGGATGAGTTGGTCGAGATCGATGAACTCCTGGCCGACAAGCCGAAGGAAGATGAAGGAATTGACGAGGATGCGGGTGTGGATGAGTAGAAGACCGTAGGAGCGGTCATGGCTGTTGAAGTCTGGATCAAGAACTACCAGTCCATCCGAGAGGCTCACCTCGTCATCGAGGGCTTCACGGTCATCTCTGGGCCCAATAACTCGGGGAAGTCGGCCCTGATGCGAGCCCTTCGGGGGCCGTTGGAGAACACCCCTGGCGACAAGTTCGTGAGGCACGGAGCCGAGTTCTGCTCGGTGAAGTACGGCTTCCCTGACGGCCGCACCGTCGAGTGGCGTAAGGGGCCGAAGGTGAAGCCCACCTACATCATCGACGGGGACGAGGACAACCCCATCTACCCCGGCAAGGATGTCCCTCCTATCGTTCTGGAGATCGCCGGCATGACTCCCGTGCAGACGACCAGCGGGACGCTTTGGCCACAGATCGCCAAGCAGTTCACCGGCCAGGTCTTCCTCATGGACAAGCCGGGTTCGGCGGTCGCGGACGCCATCGCCGATGTCGAGCGAGTGGGGGCCTTGAACAAGGGGTTGAAGCGGGCCGAGAAGGAGGGCCGCAAGGCCACCTCCACGCTGGGGGTTCGGCGGAAGGACCTCACCCGTCATGAGAAGGAACTCGAACACTACGAGGGGCTCGACGAGGTCGGGCGGGCGGTCGAGGCGCTAGAGACCAAGGTCAAGCATGTGGACCGCATCTACCGCGGTGTTGTGACGCTCGTTCAACTTCGTCAACGGTTGGAGGGCAATCGAGAGATCGTGCGAGGGCTGGAGGGGGTCGAGGATATCGAGGTGGTGCCCTCGGATCGGCTGGCGGCCTTGCAACAGGACGGCCGTGACCTGATCCAGCTAGAAGAACTCCGCGAGGACCTGGCCAAGGCCCAGGTTGAGGTTGAGGCACTCGATGGGGTTGACGGGATTGAAGTGGTGCCGGCTGCGGAGTTGGCCCGGCTACGAAAGTCGGCCGAGGAGGAGATCGGGGGGCTCCTCTCCCTGCAGCGCCGTATGAAGAAGTACCGTGAGGTGTTGAACGGCCTGGAAGGTGTCGAGGGTATTACCGTGGTGGAGTCGTGTCGCCTGGAGGGCGTCCGTGAGGTCGCGGACGAGATCGGGGTGCTCTCTCGGTTGCGGGATCAGATGAGTGCGGCCCAGGGGGCGGTCGAGGCCCTCGCCCCTGTCGAGAAGATCGAGGATCCTGCCAAGGCTGCCTCGGACGCCGAGACCCAGAAGCTCGCCAACGTCCTCGAACTCGTGGTGGGGCTGAAGGGGAGCCTGCAGCGGGCCCGGGGCGACGTGGAAGACCTCGAACAGGCCATCGCCGACCGCACGGTTGAGCTAGAGGATGCCACTCGCAAGGTGGCCGGTTACCTGGCGAAGATGCCTGGCTGCCCGACCTGTGGTCGAACCTGTCGGTGTGGGGGTGTGCAGGCATGAACCGTGAGGAGATCGAAGCCTACTGCGAGGAACGGGACATCACGCTGCTGCTGGCGGATGGTTTCGATGAAGCCTTCATCGGGATCGTCCAGCGATTCGGCATGGAGGATTTCATTGCCCTCTACGATCGGGACAAGTGCATCGAGATTCTGATGGAGCGGGATGGGATGACGTGGGAGGGGGCTAAAGAGTTCTTT